AACACTGGGGCTTCTTCAGGCTGTGGGCCTTGGAGGATCTCGCTCAGAGACATCTCGCTAGGGTCAGGCGGGCGCCCTGGCGTGGTCAGGAACCTATCGGATTTTTTTAGGTTCCTGACCACGCCTTACTCGAGGCCGTAGTCGCAGTCATAGTCCCACCCTCCGACGCCATCACCAGAGTCGCCATGGCCCCAGTCGCCGGCCACCCCCGCAGCATCACCGAGGGCCGGGAACTCGCCTGCATAGTCGCCCGCGAACACTGGGGCTTCTTCAGGCTGTGGGCCTTGGAGGATCTCGCTCAGAGACATCTCGCTAGGGTCAGGCGGGCGCCCTTCGAGCTCATAGTACCTCACCCAGCGGCGGCGTAAGGCCGGGATCTGCTGCGGGGTCGCGTACCCGGACTCCCAAAAAAGCGGGACTCGCTCCCTTGACCTCACAAGGGTCGTGGAGTGGTGGCTGGGGGGCATGATCGGAACCCGCTCGTCGCCAGCCCCGATCCCGCCTGCGACCGGGTGCACGCGGGCCCATGTCGCCGCGAGCCCGGCTTCCGCCCTGACGCCTTGCCCGAGATGGCCTCGTGGTAGGATCCCGCGGGGGGTCAGGCTTTCATATCGGTCGCGGGCCCACTGCACGTCTTGGCCGCAAGCGCTGGCTGCGAGGAGGCATGACCCCCAGAGCGCCTCGCAGATGGAGGCTGTCGGAGGAGCCGCAGCCACTGCCGCGACCAGGAGCGGCTCTCCTTCTATATAGTGGACCCCGCCTCGTTCTGTACTCCCGGCCAGCCCCGTCGCCAGAGGCATCATGAAAGATGCCACCGCTTTTCCGAGCCGAGCTCGCCTTCCGGAGGCAGCCCACCATTCCTCGACCTCTCGGTCCAGAGAAGGGGACGCGATCGAAAGCGACACCTCGCTGAAGTTCACCTCCTCCCACCCACCACCGCCGTCCGGCAGGGCCAGGTCGTCCTCGAGAACGTAGGCGAAGTAGATGTTCGTGGCCTGGCCAGACACGCAAACTGACAGGGCACTGCACCCTCGGTGCGCGAGGCGGGCCACGTCCAAGACGAGATCCCGGGAGGTGGCCGGGGCCAGGATGCCAAAGAGGATCCCGCCTGGGGCGCCATCCAGGAAAGAAACTGGGGCACCGCTCGCGCCCAAGAGGGACCTCTCGGACAGCTTGTTAATGACCGACGCATAGCCTCCAGGGAGGCGGCCCTCAAGGGAGACGTGGATGCCACCCTTGTCTTCGAGGGCCGTAGCGATGAGGGCAGCAGCCAAGCTGCACTCCTGGGCCGTCGGCCGCTCAAGGGCCGGCGAGACAAGATCGCCCCCGACCCACGGCAAAGACAGGGAACGAGGCTGGCTAGAAGCTGCGCCGTGGCTGATGAGGGCTTGCGGGAGACCGCGAGGGTACACGATATGTCGCCGGGCTGCGACGCGCATGAGGACCGCCTCAACCAGCTGATGGGCACGTCGGTGCTGAGCGAGGTCCGGGGCGGGAACCCCGCTTCTGCCATAAAACGCGGCCCTCGACAGAGACTTACCGGTGAGAGGCATGGCAGCTGCCCTGTTGAGATCTTCTCGGTTCTCCACCCGAGGCGGGTGCGGATCGTGCCACTGAGCTGCGTGGTTGAAGACCTCTGAAGCCTCTTCTGGGTGCCAGGCCGCAACATAGGCGCGAATCCTGTGCAGGGTGTTGCTCACCATCGCACTGTTGGCGAAACCGCGCTCATGGCCTGAGTCTCGGACATTGTCCCGGACGGCGCTCAGGGCGTCGAGTACGGCGTCAAAGGGAAGGCCGTCAGGGGCCGGCCCAAGCTGGCCGACAGGAGTGATACCCAGGCGCAGACGCCAGTCGCGCTCCCTCGCCCGGTCGTAGATGTCATCAATCGTCGCACCGATGAGGCGGCGCTGGATGGCGACGACAGCCGAAGCCGCCCCAGCGGCATGATCGCGGACATCCTCTACGATCACGGCCGGGAGCGGGTTCGCGGACATGAGGGAGTCGCAGGTCATTTGCGCTTCTATCATTGAGCTGAGCTCACGATCCGTGACTGACCCGGCGGCCTGAGAGGCCTCAGTGGGCATCCCCTCGCGGTCCAACAGCTCCCGCACCTCCGCGACAGTGGCGGCGGCGTGCCGGCGGCGACCTTCGTGGCTGGTCACGAACAGGGCCGCGGCGACGCCTGCCATAGCCCAGACTCTCACGTTGGCGTCCTGAGAGTCAAAGTGGCCGCGCAGCTCGCCTAAGCCTGAGACCGGTGCCTCTCCGCGATATACAGCCTGAAGGCGGCGTGCGATCCTTTGGGCAGCGTGGACCTCGATCAGCGCGAGGTGCGCTCCGGTGGCCCCAGACTCGCCCGCTATATCGCCCATTATCTCGGCCAGCCTTGCTTCCTCCGCCAGGGCGTTGACGAGGTCCCTATATTCAGCAGAGTGTGGGTTGATCTGCGGCCCCCTGGCTGGGGATGGCAAAGGTGCGCGACCGATCTGAGCGATCATGGGTCGAAGGAGGCCTTCCCACCGGGCGCCGGCTGCAGTGAGTGTCAGACGGATGACTTGGTCGCGAGCCCGGAAGGCACCTCTGCTTGCGTAAGAGAGCGCGGCAATGTACGTGGTAAAAGCCATGGGTGTGGTCAGGTCTAGGTCCGCGATGTCTGCTGCGCCCTGGGTCAGCCCGCGAGAGTAGTAGGTGCTGGTGAGCTCAGCAATACATGGCGGGGTGGCTGACATATCTGACACCCTCGGACGCCGCCGCCGACGCCTTCTGTCGAACGTGGCGATCTCGGCGTCTGGCAGCGCGGGTACAGGCGTGCCAAGAGCCGCCGTGAGCGCCGATGCAAAGCGGGCTGCCCCAGGCCCCCGCCGGGCCACAGACGCTGCCGCCGTGGCTAGCCTAGCCAGTCTCGCCGACACAGTCGAGGGGGCCTGCTCCTCTGCGTGTGAGGTGAAAACCCCGAACCTGCTACGGGTGATGGTCCGGCCCGGAGCATGCATGTCAGAGAACGCCGTCGGCCTGTCTCCAGGCTGAGGGTCGAAGCACACGTAGACCGAACCGTCCGCTTGGTTCCCAGAGCAGGTGAGAGTCGCGACTGATGATATGGGCGGAGGAGCAGGGCTGACGTCGACCTGGGCGAGGGCCCTCTCGTAGGCTCGCCTCAGGGCCCCCCCCTCATAGTCCTTCAGGGTCCTGTAAATGGTCGCGAGCTCTTCCAGCCACGCCCTGGTGGACCGCGTATCAGCCGCTTGTAGAGAGCGGACTTCGTCCCGCCCGAGGGACACGAGGGCGGCCTGAGACCGTGCTATGCGCAGGTTGTCGGATTCCTCCGAAACGAGGGGGTGCCGCAGGCATATAGTCGCAAGGGCGTTCACGTCTACCCCCTGGAAGGCAGCCAGGACTTCCCGGACAGACCGGACCGTGCTGTCACTGAGGAGCTTCACCGTTTCCTTGAGCCCAGCGCGGCTTGCGACCCGCCTAAAGACCTCGGCCGTAGCTTTCCTCCCCGTCAGATCAGGGGTCCTGGCTGCGAGGTCGCTCCCGAGGCAACAGCTTGCGACGAGCTCATCACCTTCAAGGGGCCGGCTCTCCAGTAGCGCCAGGGCCAAGGCAGCCACTGCCGGCCGAACCCGAGAAAGTGATTCCAGCTCGGCCAGCAGGTCCGCCCCTGTCCACGCGTTCACCCTGCTCGACATGCAGAGCCCGGTCGGGAACCCGGCCCCGCCGAGGGATGAGGGAAGGACCGCTATCGCGCCTGCCACTCTGACATCGGCCAGGGCCCCGTATCGGGCGATTGTGAGCATGGTCTCGAGGATCCCAAGGTGGTCGACGAACGGGGCCAGGATCCCTGCGCTCACCGCAGAACGGGCCTGACCTATAGTCGCGAGGATGCGGGCACCCCGAGGTGTAAATCCTTTCCCGACCTCGACGCAGCCGAACCTGCACATCGTCTTCATAGGGCAGCGGAGCTCGCGGCCCAGGTACCCGACGCGCCCCATATACTCCATCACCATCGAGGAAATGGTCGACTTGAGGTCGTGAAACTCGAGGCCGCACTCGAGGTAAAAGGCGACGATGGCCGCTACCACCTTCTCGCACACCTCAACGACAGACCTATCGCCGAGGGCCAGGCGGACCTTGAGGGCTCCGTCATCGGAGTAGGCGACAAGCGCGCCATAGAGCCCAAGCCGGACCAGCGTTGCCTCCATGACGGCTATGTGGGCTATGGTCCAGGTGAAGTTCAAGAACCCCTCGAAGCCGCCTGTCACGCCCGTAACCTCGCGCCTGGTCTTGCCGTCACCCATCACCACTCGTGCAGCTGCGAACGCAATGTCTAGCCTAGATAAGGTTGGGTCTCCGGCGAGCTCACCGAGCACTTCCCCTACAGCGCGAAGGAGAGTGCGGGGGAAATGCATCGAAAAGCGTGACAGGTCGAAAGAGATGGTCACGTAGCCCTCGTCGTCTCCGGGCTCTATCTGCCAGAGAGTTGCATGAAAGGCTGATACGTCTGAGTCGCGCTTAGCTGCCGTGCGCGT